CGTCTGCTTTCTGTCGGAATACCACGGGTGCTTGCCGTTTTGCAAAAATCCGTAGAGCACCGGCTCATGCTGCCACTGATAATCGGAGCGACCGAGCACGAGGCTGTTCTTCACCCAGATACACACACCGGCAAGGTGGAAGCCTGCATCGATGAATGCCTTCCTGAAGGTGAGCCCTTCGGTATCTGCATGGAAGCAGTAGGCCGCTCCGCCTTTTTCGAGGTGGTCAGCCATGTTCTTGAATGCTGCCAGAAGGAACTTGTAAAATTCCTCACCCTTTAAGGAGTCGTTCTGGATCGTCAGACCGTCAGAGGCTTTGAAGGATACGCCGTAGGGCGGATCGGTCAGGACGAGGTTTGCCTTCTTGCCGTCCATGAGCTTTTCTACATCCTCCGGAGAGGTGGCGTCGCCGCACATGAGACGGTGCCTGCCGACCGTCCAGATGTCGCCGGGCTCCACGAAGGAAGCCTTCTCCAAAGCGGATGTCAGGTCAAAGTCATCATCGGCGATGTCCTTTTCATTTTCGATGCCGAGGAGCTTGTCGAGTTCACCGGCATCAAAGCCAAGGAGCGAGAGGTCAAAGGACTGATCCTGCAGGTCGGATAATTCGACCGACAGCATTTCCTCATCCCATCCGGCATTGAGCGCCAGCTGATTGTCCGCAAGGATATATGCTCGTTTCTGGGCTTCGGTCAGGTTCTCGGCAAAGACGCAGGGCACATTTTCATAGCCTTCCTCGCGGGCAGCCTGAACACGTCCGTGTCCGACGAGGATGTTATAATCCGCGTCAATGACCGCAGGGCTAACAAAGCCAAACTCACGAAGGGAAGCTCTAAGCTGCGCGATCTGCTCTTTGGAGTGCGTTCTGGCATTCCGGGCGTAGGGTACCAGCTTATCTATAGGTACCTGTTCAAATCTTTCTGTATTCATTTACATGTTCCTCCTGCTTCGAAGCAGCTGCTCCATTACGCTGTCCTGCGGGCTGCCTTCAAACGGCTCGGTGCAGTTCTGCTTTACAATGTCGTAAATCTCATACCAGAGCAGGTTGGCCTGCTTCTGGAAATTAAGAGAGAGCTGCACGAACGGACTCGCGATGGCAGCTCCCGTAGTCGGGTGTTTTCCGAGCAGGCCGTATTTGCTGACCGCCTCGGAGCATTGAATGTATCTGGCAAAGGCCTCGGAGTAGCTTTCGAGCAGGCGCTTGTTCACGAGCCTGTCGCAGCCTCGCTCTTTGAGCCACAGCCATGTTTCCTTATAGATTTCATCTGCGCCCAGCGGCTTTCCGTCTTTCTGCTGTGCAGAGAGGTAGTCGTCCGGGCTTGGCATATCCATGCCTTCGAGCTCCACGCCATCGCCGATGTCCTCTGTATCGAGGTCGGTTAAGTCGTCCGTGAAGTCGGGAAGCTCCATGCGCCTTGCCGGAGCTCCTCTTGTGATTTTGTCGGCGAGGGCGTCAGGCTTGGAGCCCGCTTTTACACGCCGCCCGCCGCGATTGGTTCCGTCTTTTGCCACGTCAATCACTCCTTGTCTTATTGGGCTGGGTTTAATACCCCGTTTGAATTGCAATTTTTGCGAAGAAGACCCCGCGCCGTTTTCCGCAGCAATCGCGTTTAGAGATTTCGACCGCCCCTACCGGTCACCACGCTCGCGGTGAATCTTCTCGTGGCACGAACGACAAAGGCTCATCAGGTTCGACTCGTCATTCGTTCCTCCCTCGGCGAGAGGAATGATGTGGTGGACTTCCTCCACGGCGACGTAGCGTCCGGCCTTCAAGCACTGCTCGCAGAGAGGATGCTTGTGGACATACCTGTCACGGATTCGTTTCCAAGACCTGCCGTAGCGTTTGCCGGGAGAGTAACCGCGCTGGAACTTCTCATAGTGTTGTTCCATCACCTTGGCGTGCTCCTCGCAGTAGACACCGTCGGTCAGGTTCGGGCAGCCGGGAAAGCGGCACGGTCGTTTTGGTTTCCTTGGCATAAGCCGCGCCTCCTTTCGGGCAAAGAAAAAGCCCTGCAGGTATTTCCTGCAAGGCTTGGTGGCTGCGCGTGCAGCCGTTTCTTTATTCTGTTTCGCTGATTATATACTATCATAAGTGGCGGGTGGGCATCTTAGGACAAATGTGGACATTTCGGGCGCATTTCATATTTCGATGGGTTCTTTTGGGAGAGCTGCATGCAGCAGTGCGTTTCCGTGCCAGCGCCGGATGGTGCGTGCATCTGCACAAAGCTCAGTGCCGATCTGTTCCCATGTATAGTTATGGATGTAGCGGTACTTCAAAACCATGCGCTCGTCAGTGTCCGGAACTTCCTCGATCACTTCCCGGATCTGCTTTTTTAAGTCAGAGAGCATCTCAAGCTCCCGTGCAATTCTCTGTTCCAAGTCCCAGAGCTTTTCAAGCGTCCGGGCAAAGGGAGCCTCGGTGTTCCTTGAAGTCTGCACCCGGTCTTTATCATATTGGATAGCCGACACGCTGCCCGCCATCTCACGAAGGTTCTGGGCTTCCATCGTATCGGACTTGATTCTCTGATCAAGGCGGTAGGCCTGATGGAGATATTCTTTTACTGTCATTTAGGCTTAGCCTCCTCTCGTAGTTTTGTGATTAGGTACTCGCCGTCCACGCTCGTTAAGGTCTTGTACCAGCCGGAGCGGAAGAAACGCTCACACTCCATCGCGTCTGCCATAGCAGCCTGATTGCTGGACTTCTTTTTCAGGCGCTTTATGGCATCGCGGTAATCCTTCACGGCCTGCAGCACGATTGCATTGGCGAGGTTTTCATACGGATCAGCCATCACACCACCTCAGCCTTGACCGCGTCGATAAGTGCCGACTGCGTCATTTCTTTTTTGGTGAGTGCTCGCATGATCCGCTCATCAATGGTGCCCTTTGTGATGATGTGCTGAATCACCACGGTATGCGATTCTTGGCCTTGCCTCCAGAGGCGGGCGTTGGTCTGCTGGTAGAGTTCCAGCGACCATGTGAGTCCGAACCACACAAGGGTGGAGCCTCCGGCCTGAAGGTTTAGGCCGTGACCAGCAGAGGCCGGATGTATGACTGCTACAGGAATCTTTCCCGCATTCCAGTCAGCGATATCGCGGCTTGTCTTGATCTCCCGGACATTGAAGCGGTTCTTGATGCGGGATAAGTCGTGCCGGAACCAGTAAGCCACAAGGAGCGGCTTTTCATTGGCGGCTTCGATGATATCCTCCAAAGCGTCCAGCTTTCTGTCGTGAAACTCGATGATTTCACCGGTATCTGCATAAATCGCACCATTAGCCAGTTGGGAGAGCTTTCCGGTAAGGGATGCTGCGTTGGCAGCGGTGACTTCGCCGTCCGGGAGCTGCAGGATGAACTCCTGCTTCAAATCCTCGTAGCGGTCACGCTCCGATTCCGAAAGCTGCACCTCATAAGCCGTGGATACCAGTTCCGGCATCTTCAGGTGGTCAGTCGATTTCATGGAAATCGTGATATCCGAGATTTTCCGGTAAATGGCGTCCTCCGCATAGGGCAGCGGCTTGTAGGAGTAGATGATCTCGCCGTTTCGCTTGTCCGGCATGAAGTAATTTGTCCGGTACTGCGTGATGAAGCGTCCGAGGCGCTCACCCATATCCAGCACTTTGAACTCTGCCCACAGATCCATGAGACCGTTGGAAGAAGGTGTACCGGTGAGGCCGATAATGCGATGGAGCCGAGGTCTAACCTTCATCAGAGACTTGAAGCGCTTTGACTTGTGGTTTTTGAAGGACGAGAGCTCGTCGATAATCACCATATCGTAGTCAAAGGGAAAGCCGGACTCGTCAATGAGCCACTGCAGGTTTTCACGGTTGATGATCGTGATATCCGCTTCCTGCATAAGTGCTGCCTTTCGCTCCTTGGCAGTCCCGACTGCGACCGAAAAGGTAAGACCAGCAAGGTGGCTCCATTTCTGGATTTCAGAAGGCCAAGTATCACGGGCGACTCGTAAGGGAGCGACCACCAGAACGCGCCGTACCTCGAAGCTGTCAAATAAGAGGTCATATACGGCAGTCAGGCTGATGACCGTTTTGCCAAGTCCCATGTCGAGAAGGACTGCGGCCACGGGATGCTTTTCGATATACCGAATGGCATAATCCTGATAATCATGTGGTACGAAGTTCATCAAGCATCCCTCCAATCTGTGAAATATCGTCGATGACGTAAAC